GTTACCTTGTGTTGCTGTCCATCCTACGATATCCAATTCGTGACACATAGCTTCAAATCCCCTCATTACAGATCCTTCACTTTTCCATTCATCACCAAGATTCTTGTCAGGAACTAAACAATCAATATAGTCCAAAATAACCACATCGATTTTTGTCCCTTCAGCAATCATTTTTCTAATCTGATTTTTTATCTGATTAATAGTGACCGTGTCGGATGGTAATTTTTTCATTATCAACTTATTCTTTTTCGTGTTTTTAATGTTATTTACCACCGCAAATACTTCTTCTTTGTTTTCAGTTAAATCATCTGGATGAATACCTGTCCAAAGGGTAATATGTTTTCTTTGAATAATTTTTGGGTTATCTTCAAAAAATATTTGTAAAACATTATAACCAAGATTAAATGCGTGATTTGCAATTTTTGTGGTGAAAGTCGATTTACCAACACCTGTCGGAGCAAGTATTACACCAATCTCCCCTTTTGCTAAACCACCCTTTAATAGGTTATCAATACCAGGTACCCCTATTGGAACGGGATGTCTATAATCATCATCCAAAACATCATCTAAATTAAAGAAAACATCTTGTGTTCCTTTATCCACTTCACCAACTTGTAGTGCCCCTCTAACCATCTCTTCTAACTTATCATAGCTTTCAAAGTCACCTTTATCGATGATTGATTGTGCTTTGGTCATTACTTTTTGTAACTCTTGTTGTTTACAAAATTTTAACCCTTTTTCTTGTACGAATATTGATCCTTCATCTGACACATTTTTAACTTCTTCTATCATTCCTAATACACTTTTTTGTGCCATAGGTGATGTGATTTCTGATTTTGTTAATTGTTCTAACGTGTCAAAATTAGGTGTGTGTTCGTATTTAACATGGTACTCTTTTATCATTTGACAAATAATTCTGAAATATTGATTGTCAAAATAATGTGGGTCAAGAACTTCAAGAATGGAATTTGAAAAATCTTTGTAAGTAATAATATTGTTTAATAATTGTATTTGAAAAGTGTTACCAAGATATCCAAAGTTCTTTTTGTCTGACATATTTTTTAGAGTTTAATTGTTTGATTTTATAATAAATACTATTAGGCTAATGAATAATTCATGTAGTCTGTAGATATATTTTGGTCTGACAAAATGTCAGCGAAAGATCCTAATATGCTTTTTATGGATGGGCGTATATCCAGCGTGTATCTTACCTTTGGCGGGTATAATTTCGCATCGATTATTCTATGACAAATTGTCTCTGATCCCACCTTTAAAATTATGTTAAATCTTTCAGGACCATCTGTATTTGATGTTTCTAAAATAGATGGATCTTCTTCAATTTGGAATCTATTTTCCAACATATAAAAGACCGTCTTATTTCTTAATTTTTGTTGTAAATCATTCGCCAATGATTTAACCTCTTCATATAGTTCAATACTATTTTTTGCTTTAGGGTTAAATCCTTTAACGTTAAAAAATCTTTGAACTACAAAGTTGTTGTTTAGTGTGATCAAAAATTCTACTTTAGTGATTTCATTTTGTTCTTTCATAAAAATTATTTTTTTGTTTTAAAAATTGATTTTTCTTTTCTGGCTAATTTTAGGTATGGTTTTAAAAAATTAACCCATTCGTTATCTCGTTTTGGTAGGTATTTAAATAATCCGTCTTCCATCATCATTTTCATTAAGTTTTTATACCCCCTACCTTCAGGGTCTAAACTTTCGGAGTAATACAATTCTACAATCTGTTTTCCATCTTCTGTAATTAAAGGGTTAGATAAATCAACTATTTTTTCATTCACTTCAAAAAATTCATTACCATATATTCCTGTTTTGGTTTTACCGGTTAATAAATTTTTTAAGACCTTATTTTCTTTTTGTTCTTTAAGTAAAGTTTCAGCCTTTAGTAAAATATCGCTAAATGAAACTTTATTTTCAAGTATTTCGGGAAATAATTTAACAAGTGTTTTTTCACCTAAACTTTGTATTCCATCAATATTATCTGATTTATCGCCAGAAATAATTTTATAAGTTAAGATATTATGGTGAGGTATTTCAACCTCATCCATTTTGATTTTATCCCCATTCTTATAGGTTTTCTTTAGTGATGGTGAATAGATACTCACTTTATCGGAGATAAGCTGTGTGAGGTCTTTATCATCGGAAAAAATAGTTTTCATTTCATTATCAGATATTTTACAATAATAGGCAATTAAATCGTCCGCTTCGTTATCTGGTATATCAATTTGTCTGATAAATGTTTCTTCAAGATATTGTTTAATTCTATTTCTTTGTGAGTTGTAGGATTCTTCATTAAAGTTTTTATAAACCCTACGATTTTCTTTGTATTGGGGGTAGAATAGTTTTCTTGCTGATGAATTATTTTCACCATCCCAAATAACAACGACTTTATTAAAATTCTGTTCTTCTATGAATCTTCTAATTGTATTTAAAAAGTGCCATATACCACCCACATGTCTTCCTTCATGGTAAAAATCTTTTACACCATGAAATCCGATTTTAAATAAATTATTTCCGTCAATTAATAAAGTCTTTGTCATTTATTTACCATTATATGGTTTCACAATCAATCTACCTCTTCTTCTACTGATTCATCAAGTGAATAGTCATTACCACCCATTTTTGTCATCCAATAGTCTGAATATTCTTTTTTGTATTTATCCAAACTATCTTTTGTGTCAGAAATGTAACCATGTGGTACGGCAATAATTTTTCCATCTTTATAACCAATACCATTAACGTGGTTTTTAAGAATAGATATTTTTGTTCTAATCGCAAATGATACCTTTCTTCCGTTTTTGGTTGCATCAATGTGACTAATACCCGCTTTCTTTTGATTACCGAAAAGGAATACTAAACTACTTGCCAACCAAACAGCTGTTCCACCTTTTGCTTGAATTTCAGGTTGTCCAAAAGGATTGTCAGGAAGTAATACCCAAGGTTGATTTAAAACAACCAATGTGTTGTAATATGGGAAATCTTCTTTTTTTGATTTTGATATTCTTGAATGAATACCCATACCAATTTTATCTGCCAATACTTTTGCGTTGTGCATACCCCCACCTTTACCTTCAAAAGTCATTTGACATGGGATAGATCCGATTGAGTCCCATAAGAACAATAAATTATATGGAATATCACCCTTTTCTTGAGCATCTAAAATATCATTAATGAAGTCTGTTGCTTGTTCTATAGTATCAAAACTATCATTAAAGATAAACATTCCATCCCATTCACCATCTTCATTCTTTTCTGCTTCCATTCCTAATTCAACCGCGTGATCCCAAGACCATTTCTTTTCAGTAATAATTAATACAGGTAAATGACCTTTCTTTTGTGCATCAGCAGCCGCCAATATCATTGCTGTGGTTTTTGATGTATTAGAGTGACCTAAAAACATATTTATACCACCCATAACAGGTCCTGGTAATCCACAAGCATCCATGAACGCTTCACCGCAATTATAGAAACTTTCAGGTTTATATTTTGTTTTTGTCGAGAACTTACCTTTGATTGAATCCAAAGAGATCTCTTTTTTCTTTATCGCCATTGTCTATGATGTTGTTAATTTTTTATTAGAAAAGAAAAGCATGGACACTATGTTTATATATGTGCCCATGCTTAATTAAATTAGAATGGTAATTCGTCTGAAGGCGCCTCACCTTCTTGTGGGTCAACAACAGGAGTATCTTCTGTTTTGTTTGCTCCACCAAGAGAAATTTCAGCATCCTCACCATAAACATATTTTTTCAAATCTGAATTCCAAATAGGTGTTTCACCTACTGCAACGGCTTCTAAATATTCTACAGGTTTTTTAGAGTATGCGTCTAACCAAGTTAATTCGTCGGATACCCATCCGTCCATAATATCTTTATCAGTATGGATTGGTGCAGGATCATCATACATAATTGTCTGTACGACCGTGTATTCTTTTCCTTGTGGGGTTTTTGCTTTGGTTAATTCGATAATTAAATCTCTACCATTTTCAGCGTCCGTTACATCGCCCTTAGCTTTCCAAATAGGTAGGATTTTATCCAATACACCTTCGTTTTTGTAATTGTGTTTAAATCTCCAAAATTTAACACCATCTTGTTCATTATCACGATCGATAACTTTTACAATGTAAAACAAACGAGAACGATATTGTGATGCCAAATCTTTATCTTCTTTCTTACCTGTTTTAATAAGTTCATTATAAACTTCAGTTAAAGGTGATCTTTCATTGTCATTTTTTTCAGGGTCATACAATTTTAACCATTGCCCGTTTACTTGGATCTCGTGATACCAAACTTCTACAAACGGAGATGAACCATCTTTTGTAGGTAGGATTCTGATTTTACGTTGTCCTGATTTTTCATGTTTTTGAAGTGTAGCTGAAAAATACTTTTTCAATCTGTCTTCTTGTGAAATGTTTTGTTTCTGTGAACCACTTGATTGTGTGTTCTTTTCGTACTGCGCAAGTACTGAATCTAATACTGAATTTGTCATAAATAAATTTTTAATTATTACTCTTTTATCTTGGTATAATAATAGGTAAAAATTATAGAATGTCAAATAATATGGCACAAAAAAGGGGGTAATTTAACCCCCTTATATATTAAGTTTTTACAACTTTACAAAATCGTTTTCATCGTCTTCGATGTCGTATTGGTTAAATGTTTTTTTCACTTCACCAGGTGAAAAGTTTTCAACCTCATCAGAAGTTAAAACATATTCATTTTTTCCTGTTTCTTCCATTTCAGATTTCTTGTCATCAAAAAAATCCGTTAATTTTTGATTGTATGGGTATGAGTCTAAAGATCTTAACATTAGTTTTTCTTCAGGTGTCTTTTCTCTGTATTTATCAAATTTTGTTTCCAAACTATTAATTTTATCCATGATTTGATCCATGTGTTGTAGTTTTGTTTCTAATTCACCCAACTTACTAAAGATACCATCCATGAATTCATCTTGTTTTTCTTTGATGTCATTTTGTGTATCAACAAGATCTGTAACATCCAATTCTTCAGCACCTTCATCATCCATAGTTTCACCTTCCGCGTCAACTTCTTCAACATCGGGGTCAGCCGCAACGTCAATAGGTTCAGGAACTTCGGTCGCTGCTGGTGCCGCTGCGTCTGCAGGTGCTGGTGGTAATGCTGTATCAACAGGTGGTGGAGGAGTAGTTGCTTCATCTTCTGCCGGTGGTGGCGGTGGAGTTGCTTCTTGTTCGGTAATGATATAAGAATTTATCTGATTGAATCTTTTTAATTCTTCTAATATTTTTTTGTCTATACTATTCATTTTTTTTATATCTTAACCATTCAATAATGTCTTAACTCCCGTAGTAGTTTCAACCTTTAATACTCTATTAGTTTTCATTGTATTGTCGAATCTTTCAATAAGACCATCTTTCATTCTAATAGTGTAACAATCTCCGGTATCTAAATCACAAACTTGTTTGTTTCCGTTACCATCTTCTTTTTCGCTAATTCGAGTATCTTTTTTAAGATAGTCGTCTAATAAATTTTTTACGTTCATAACTATTTTTTATATATAAATATATCGATGTTTAGTAATTTACTTAACTTCATTATAAGCCAATCTAAATATTTCAATTAATTCATCGTGATTAGAATAATGATTTTGGTAATTATTTGTAACATTTTGTTTTATTTGTTGTGCTGACCACCCATTACTAATGGCATCTAAAGTATACCATGTTGTTTCATAAAGTTGCGAACAAGCATTACTATATTTAGTTTCATTATCCCCGTTATTTAATGATAATAAATTATTTAATACTGGGATTTGTGGGGTATAATATGAAATAATAAAATTAATAGAATCTTCAACATTATCAAAACTTACTAATGTTGCTATTTTTTGTAATATATTAACACAACATTGTTTATTTATATAACTTTCCAAATTACCATTCCATGTTGTATTTGTTGTAATAGTGAAAAAATTATTATTTACCGCATTAATTACTTTCGATGTTACGTCATAACTATTTGATGGTGCAGAAATAATCATTCCTGTGAGTAATGTTCTTAATCCAACGTCAGTAGTTTTTGATTTTATCACTTGAATTAATTCTGATAAAGTTTTTTTAGTTCCAAAAGCATCGACAAATTCTTTATCTTGATATTTTGTTAATTGTAAACAAGTTTCCTGTGGTGATTTTAATGTTCCTACGTTTGAATCAATATTTAATAATATTTCTTTTACTACTTGTGTTTGAGTTTTTTCTTTTTTAATTTTTTCCTTATATGATGAATTAATTTTCTTATTTACAAAAGAAAGTAAATTATCAACTTTTGGTAATGAATATTTTGGTATTCTGCTTCCTGTAAATTTTGTAGTAAATGATGTTTTATTAACCGAATGATTAACTTTATAAATCCAATAAGGTCCATAAAACATAGGCACATGTCTTAGTGTAAAATACATTGTAGGTTGTATCATCGTATTACCCATAGATGTTACTTCACAAGAATATGATCTTGATTTATAAACACTATATAAAGAAACTGATTGCTGTGCAACTTTATCCCCTGACGACGATGATCCTAAATCAGACATCACTTTAAAAGATTCTGATGTATTTTGCATTTCAGACATATTTAAATTTAAATCTTTAAACATATTTTGATTTTGTATACCAAAATCAACCGCAAATCCTACCACTTTATTTGATTTTGAAAGATCGCGATCAGTATTTTCTGAAATAGATAATGGGTTATCAGGAACTCTTAAATCAAAACTATCATCACCAAATCTTATAAAAGAATTTTCTTTAGGTTTTGGGTATTCAGAAGTATTACCAACGTATAGACATAAAAATTTAGGTAACGAATCCAAATAATCTACTTGTAGGTGTGTCCCAAATAAAGAGTTAGGTAAGTCTAAATCTTTAGGTATCGCATTTGTTTGTGATTTTTGTAGACCATAAAAATTAACATAAGCAGGCATTGCAAAAAATGTGAAATAATTATCAGTTAAAATTTTACTGACAATTTGCATCATATTAATTGTTGGGTTTATATTGATGTCTAATAACTTAGTTACTTTTTCAATATCTAAAACAAAGTCATTTCCAATATCACTATTAGCCCTATCCATAAATAAAAAGTCCTCAAAAATTGTATTATTTACAAAATCAGATCCTGCAATCCATTTATCGTTATATGCCTTTAATGTATTATATGTGCTTAATTTTACAATATCACCACTAACGGCCGCTGGTGTTGTATTGGTAGTAACTTGTATGTTTTTTAAATTTACATTTAAATATCTAAAAGTTTCATTCAATACTGAGGTTTGTAAATCTTTTCTATCGGTAAGGTAATCATTAATTAAAGTTTCAAACTTAGTTTTATTTAATGTTTGGTCATTTAATTTTTGGGTCGCATAAATTTTAATAAGTGGGTATGTTTTTATTATATTATCCGATGTGAATGCTATATTGTTATCAATAAAGAAATCTGTAATATAAGAATTAAATCCTTCATATTTTAAAGAATCTAAAGTTGAAAACCCTACATAGGTTTGCAATGTTTTCCATTCTTCAGGGTATTGTGTAATACTTGTTGCAAAAGATATTCCAATGTAATCACCAGGAAGTGAACCTCTAACATAAGGGTCAAAAGTTAATTTATCAAATTCCGGTACAAAATCTGTGTTAGTCGAAAATGAGTTAAACAATAACCTGTCAAAGTTTCCAGGGTTACCGATTTTTATAATACAATCAAAATTTAAAAAATCATTTAATGATGATGTAAACGTTTCTATTTGTTTTTTACCTAACATTAACCCATCTTGTGATTCAGTATTTGTAAACACCAAACCAGTTTTATCAATTACAAATAAATTTTTAAGTTGGTTAAATAAACTTTTATATTTTAAACTTGAAACTTTATTAGGGTTATTATATGTCGGATCGGTAACTTCTTTTTTAAGAATTAACTCTTCTGCTTTAGGATTGTATTTACAGAAATTTAAAAATATATTTTCAAACTCATCTAAAAGTTGTGGGTCAAATAACGCAAATATATCTTCAATTGATTTATTTTCATTTAAATTTAAAATAAGTTCAGTAGGTGATGGCTTAGTAATTAATGTGTTATCAAAATATCCGAAGTTTGAACTCCCCCATAATGGTCTACATGTTCCATTAAATGCTGACACATTATCAACATAAGGTATTTTTTGTTTACCATCATCGTTTATACATTCAAAGTATGATTGATCTATTTGAATCCCTCCTGTTGATGGGAATAATATAATGTTATTGTTAGTAATGTTTTGTGTGTTATTGTTAACATATTTAAACTGATAATAACTATTTTTATTTAAAGACGTATTAGGATTAGTTGTATCAAAATTATAATTTAATAATACCCTAGCATTAGTGTTTGACCAAACTCTTAATCCGTCATTGTAATAATTTTCAAAATCAGTTTTTGTATATCCTGTAAATAAATCGTTTTTTGTTAAATAATAATAAACAGAATCAATAACTTTTGGATAGAACCCTACATTCATATTTAGATATGTTCCTGTCGCAAAAGTCGTTCCTGTTTTTAAAACAAATGGTATTGTTGATGTTGCAGTCTTTATTTCATATTGAGCACTAACTAACCCGTTGATTGGATCATACGCGTTTTTATAGTCAAAGTCTTTCCAAACATTTGTTAGTATATCAACCCCATCGTTAATATATTTTTTATATCGATACCAAATAGAACCATATTTTAAAACCCAAGCATATGGCACTTGATGTATTGATGAATACTTTTTAAAACTTGCAGCAATACTTTGGTTTAAGTCTTTAAAACTATCAGTAGTATTAAGTAATGGTAGTGAATTAACAAACAAATACCCTAACGTCGCAAATGATCCGTCGTTATTAGTTTTTAAATTATTAACATCGTTGATTAGTGCGTTTATAAAATAAGGTGTGTTTATTAATGATGTTGTCTGTAATTGCCCTACATTTCCTGAATATGAACTATTGTATACTAATTTTTTTTCTGTTACATAAAACTTTTTATCCGTTCTATCTTGATAGTATAGGGTTAGTGCGTTTTTTTCATTTATTGGAATATTATTGTAACTTACATAACTTTGACCTCCATTATTAAACACTTCTTTATTACTAATTAAAGAAACGTCTTCACTATTAGCATTTTTGTTTAATCTTGTAATTGTTTTTTTATCATCTGAAAAGGTGAAAACATTTATAGTATTATTGAACGTATCAAAAGTATTAAATTGTGTGTTCGCATTTAACCATGTTTCATCAGTAAAAGGGTAAAGATCTGTAAACAATTTTTTAGATGAATCAGTGCTTTTTAAATATGATTCTAAATTAGTTGATAATGGTAACTCTTGTGTATTTGTATTGGTATTAGTAAATGTATCAATACTTAACACTTCGTTTGATGATGGTATTTCATTACTTAAATATTCGGTTTTAAATAAACTTCTGATATATGTTTGCCAGCTAACACCCTCACCATCATTAGATATTTTTTTAAGAGTATTAATGAATGTAGAATAGGTGAACTTATAGTTTTTTAATATTTGGTTTAATTCTATATTGTTACTAGCATTGTTACTTATGTTTGAAGCTTCAGCATCCCCATAGAATTTATCTATCTGATATTTTAAAATGTTATCTTTATCAAAGTTTAAGTAATTAGAAATGACGTAAGTTCTTTCAAATAATTCATATAAAAATGGAACAATCGCCAAATCTTGGTATGGTAAAATCTGATAAGGGAACTCAATCGCATTTGCCGAAACGTATTTATTATAATCAGAAGGATTATTGTAAACTGAAGGTTGTACCGGTTTTGCGGTTTCAGTTGCACCTTTTAAATATCCTTCAACAAAACCAACTTCAGGCCAAATAGAATAGTCAAATCCCTTTGTTTGATTTATTACTTTGGGATCTCCGGGGTATTGTATGGTATATAATTCTCTACCATCGGTTTGTTTTTCTTTTGTAAAATAAAGCGGCCATGGATAAATAACATTATCTTTATCTAATTGTCCATTACCTTTTTGTATTGATTTTAATGCGTCAGGTGAAAAACTTTTTTCAGGTGGAATAACAGATAATAATCTTGATGGGTTTTCTCTAACGTCCCAAGCACTTTGGTGTGTATCCTCCATTAATCTTAAAAACGCATCTACCCCTGAAAATATTATTGCAAATACATTTCTTATGGTTGGTTTGAAACCTAACCCACCATCGTTTGGATTTTTAAGTTGTCTATCTGCTAAAATTTTTGCAATATCACCTTCAATCTCCTCTTCATTTGTTGTTAATTTTTTCTTAGCAACATCTATTTTATCTAAAAAACTATTTTTTTGGTAAGATCCATCGGCAATTCTTTTATCACCAAACACAAAAAATGAAGAATAATCATTTTTTATTTCTTCCGTTTCATTATCAAGAAATGTAAATCTAAGTTTATTTATTGTTTCATCAACTTTAAATTTATCAAATAAAATTCTATCATTTGGATTATTTAAATCTAATTGTTTACCAACCCTATAATAGTATGTGTCTAAAACATTTTTATCATTTTCCAACCACTGGTCAATATCAAGTGGTTTTAAAATATTAGTAATATTTTTTATATCGACAGGAATTTGTCTTTTACCTCCATCACCAAAAGTGGCATTAAGTTTTAAAAGTGATACGTAATTAATAATTAGTTTATCAATATTACTTTTATAATCTTCTTGTTTTTGTGTATCTATTTCTTTTTTAAATGGATAATAAATTAAACCATCATTAACATAGAAACTACTAGTGTCTAAATATTTTGTTAATGAGTCACTATAAACATATTTTTCTAAATCGTCTAAATTTTGTCTAAAATCCCAAACATCATTTAATATTGTAAAATCGGCTTTATTTTTTAAATCTTCATTTAAAATTTGCACATAATTTTGAGTTCTATTAATAAAATCCTCAATCGATAAGTGTGGGAAATTTTTATCGATTAAACCTTTATTTTTATATATTTCATAAACTTCATCTAATTTTTGTCTTCCTTTGTATGTGTTAATACTTTTTACTTGGTTATTTGCCGTATCAGTAATAGTTATTTCAGTATTAAACATTTTAGGTGCTGTGATAGCATATGATAATGGTGTATCAAATAATATTGCGGTAAATTTACCAATTAACTTTAAGGTAATTGCGTAACTTCCACTTTTTGGTTCGAATCTTGCATTAAATGATTTTAAAGAAAGACGATACTTTATCGCCTTACCATAATACCCTTTTAATGTTAAATAAAACAACGGATATGGAAAATTAAAAAATGCAGAATAAAGTGAGTTTTCACCTTGTTCGAAAAGTGCTCTTCCTTGAATGTCCGTCAATTCCATTGTTACTTCAGGTATACCTACACCAGTAATATCAACGTTAATTGAATTAATTCCTAATAGTTGTGTATCTTCGACTCCTATTACCGAATTTTTAAATGATGCAACACCATTTTGATTTACAACCTTTTCTTTTTTTTGATTAATCCCTTGTTGATCCCTTGAGTTATCACCTGTTAATTGATCCGACCAACTTGTATCGAAATATTTTTTTCCTTTTGGTTTTAAAAAATTAATTTTTAAATCATCGTCACCACCGAATACACTAGCAATAGTGCTATTCATAACCGGTGAATCTTGGCTTTCACCAATAGCAAGTTTTGTTCTTGGGATAATGAATGTTTCTAAATTAGCATAAAATACTAAATCTTCATGATCAACCAATCTTTCTGTTGCAATACCATTTTCATCATAAACTTGATTTGGGTTTACGACTACTATATTATTGTATTCTGTTTCAACAACAATTCCTTTATTTTTTGATATCTTACCTGCCATAATAAAAAATATGTGTATCTAGTGCAGATTTGTAGTCTTGAAGTGCAGCAGTTAACGGAAAAGGTATAATTAATATTGTTCCGTCAGGAATATTATTTTCTAATCCACCATAAAGGGGGTTAGCCATTTGTATTAACCATCCGAAATATGGTGCGCCATATTTTTCATCACTTATTTTATCCAATCTACTTTGGTTTCTTCGGTAAACATATCTTTGATCCGTCACTCTACTTGGTAGTGTAACATATGGTACCACGGTTTGTTTACCATTAATAAGAAAATCTTTATATCTATTATAATATTGATTCATTAATAAAAACTTTTCTTTAAATTAAATTTATCATCAATTGAGTTTAGATCAGACCAAACATTTTTCAAGTTTGTTTCAGAAGAACTTGATGTTGGTATTTCACTTGAATAATCTAAAAGTCTTTCTTTATCTAAATTAAATGGTTTATAATTTTCCATGTTGTCTTGGAAATAAGTAGTTTTAAATGTTTCAAATCTTTTATCCGTAATATCTTTAGACATTTTATATTGACTATATAATCCACCTCCTGTTGGTTGATTTGATGCTGTTCCATTACTTATATTTACAGAAACGTCCCAACCTACTTTCTGACTTATGTATGTGTTCCATTCAACATTACTTTGTTCTTGTTGTACTGGTTGAACTACTTTTGATATAAACCCTGATGGGCTAGTTAGTATTTCCCCTCCGAATAAAATAAAAAATCTATTATCGGGAGCAGATATGCGTGAAGGTTCATCAATAAAACTATTAAAAACAAAATCACTTTGGTAGACTTCATCAGTTTTTTCAACAATAATATCATTACTTATTAGTTGACTAATGAAAGTATTTAAGTCCGTAGAAACTTGGTAATAGTCAGTTTTTAATTCTGAGAATGTGTCAGTCGCAGTGCTTGATGGATCAACCCCTGATGTTCTTCCTGTTAAAGTATACGCAAAAACGGTTCCTTGTGTATTAATATATCCATCAACTCCTGAACAAACATAATTTAATTGATCGATAAATGAAATTAATTCTAATTCAATTTTTGTAATATCATTATTATAATTTTCTAAAGTCCCAAGTATTTCTCCTTGTTTTTCATTTATTAATTCTTTTATTCTATTTTTTATTTTTCTAATTTCTGAATTTTTAAAGTTTTTAGATTCAACATCAGAAATTAAAGGACAATAACCATTATCGACATCTTCTAACGCCCCATTAATAGTGTCTTGTATTTTTTGTTGTATACCATCTACTCTACCAAAAATATTAGTAAGATGTGATGTATCACCTGTTAAGTTGTCAAAATACCCTTCTTTAAAGTTTCTATCTTTTGTTAAAATTAATAACCCACCTAATAATAATGTTTTATTACATTCATATAATTTATTATACACCGTGTTTGAATAATCTTTTACCTTGTTCACCAAGTTTTTCATATTGTATCGGTATTTTATTGTTCCCGCTTTGTTAACTTGTGTGCTATCAGGTGTTGGGAATGTAGTTGACATTATTGTTCCGATGGTTACCCCACCATCGTTTGTTTGTGGTCTTTCGGCTGGTGAAACAATACCATATAAATTTTTTATATCATCCAGCGTTTGAGCATCATATATTGTTGAAATGTCTTCTGTTACTTCAGCTCTTTCATCATACATTTCAGTATTAGCATAATAATTAAATGAAAGTGCGTTTTGTAATTTAGCAATAGGTTGAGCAAGTCCATGACCTCCAATGAAAGAAAATCCTAAAGTAACATTTGCAATCATTGGTTGAACCCCAATCCCTTCAGGATTTAGATCGAATCTTCCCTCATCATATTTTAAAGTCAAACTATCTATTACTATTTTTGTATGGAAAAAGTCCCCGATTCTTAATACACATACCGGTGGTGCTCCAAATGCACTATTTGTAACATCGTTGTATAATAATGTCGTACCACCATTCGCACCTTGTGATGCGGTAGGTATTGTATCCCCAGGTCTCATACATTGTTGTAGGAACGTTAATCTTGAATTTAATCCTTCAGGTGTTAAAGAGTGGAATACCGGTTGGAAATGTTTTAACTTACTTTTTAATCCATCATATATCATTGGATTTTCTTGTCTAATAATTTCAAAGTAATTGCACTCCGTTAAAAGTTTTCTTGCAAGTCTTTTTGTTAAATCTTGTCTTACCTTAACATCTTGATATTTTGTTGCCGGTGTAGATTTAAGTTCTTCTTTTGGTTTATTCAAATTAGTAGGTGTTTCATCTTCACCTCCTGTTGGGTTAATTACCGATGATGGTAATTCAGTTTGTTGTTGTTGTGGTTGTTGTGTGGTATTATTAGTGTTTGAGTCTTTTGGTGGTGTGTATGATGATTTTTTGAAAATAAGTTTAGTTCTTCTACATGCCATAGCATTTATGGATGTAACACCTTCATTACTTATATTTAAAAAGTCTTTAGAACAATTAATATATTTATATTTTTCTTCTAAAGGTGCTCCGACTTCCCCACTAGGGGTCATTTCAATATTGAATTTTTTATCTTTATAATATTGTTCAAACGTAGTTCCTTTTGGTGTTTTTAATTTAAACATCCATTGCATTACAGCATCTATTCTTCTTTTAGAAAGATCCACATTGTAATTACTATCATTAACAGATGATGCCCCTCCAATTAATTGAATGTCGATGGTGTCACCTCCGTCCAAAATTTGACCAGCCTCAACCATGAATTTTTTAGCTTCATCAAATTCAGATTCAATAAAGGTAAAAAATTTGTCAACCTCATCTTTTCTCCAATCAATATAAGTTGCTAAATATTTAACTTGGTCATCATTAGATAATGATAAAACTTCATTTGTTCTGTCAGTATAGGTGTTATCACCATATTTTATTATGTTATTACCAACAGCACCCCCAAAGTTTCTAGTACCATCGTTACCACCTGTAAAATATTCAGGTTTAAGGTTTTTATATTTAGTAAACCAACTTTCAAAATCAGATGACGCATATATTCTATGTGTTTTTGGATCAGGAAAATCATTATGAAAATAAAATCCAACATCAGGGAATTTTGATAAATCAGGTTTTGTTTCGGTTGATGGTGTTGAAGCCGTATTAGGTGGTATTGTTGATCCTGTTGATGTGTTATTTACTACAGGTGTTCCATCATTTGTAACAGATTTTACCGGAGTTTCATTTGGTTGATCATCGACAACTTTTTTAACATCTTCCGGTGTTTGAGCTATTTGAACATCAAATACATCTCTTGGTGTAAACATTGGGTATTTTTGCACCAATGTATATAGGTCATATTTTAAACATCCTGCGAAGAATGAATCCAAAACTTTTGTTATTGTGGATTCTGGAGTTGCGTTTTCCAACTCTCTATCTAAAATAACATTCATTATTGATGGGTGATCGACAACAATTCTCCAACTTAATGTTCCTGTTCTATTTGTATCGGAATATGTATATATCGGTTCAGGTCTACCTAAAAATGTATGTGATTCCCATTGTGTTCTTACACTTTCATCAAAATTTAAATC